AATGATAGACATAAAAAATTCCGATCCTAAAATAATAGATGACACTTTTTATAACGAAGTTCATCAGTTTGCAGCATTAGATTTTGAAGTAGGAAAACATAATGGGAAATTAGCCCAAAAGGGTTCTCCATTAGAAAGAATTCGCGTTGATCACCAGAGACTATCTCAGTTAATGAAAGAAAAACAGGCAATAATTAGCCCTATTCCAACACCAAACCAATTAGATATTGTTTACAAACTAAGTTATCAAGGACAAGAGTATTTATTAGATTCAGAATCAATTAGCGACATAATAAAGTTTTTAGGCTAAACAAGAATGCCCCTTGACACAAAGGGGCTTTTTTATTGGAGAAGAATATGCCAAAAGATCTACCGTCAAAAATGGTTCAGGAATTGCCAAAACTGGAACAAGGGGCGTTGATTGAATTATGGGAAATTGATTTACGCCATATTATCAACAGCAATGGCGATAGTGGCGAGTTGTATCGTTTCCATAATGGTGTAAGTCAAAGCCGTTCGAATATTTGGTGGCAAGGCAATGAATATCAAGCCTACCCGATTAAAGCGGACGGTTTTGAAATTTCAGGCAATGGACCAAGCAACCGCCCTACACTGACAGTTTCCAATCTTTACGGCATTATTACAGGAATTGCAGCCAATTTCGGACAAGGTGTAGGCGGTAAAGTAACTCGTCGTTTGGTATACGCTCAATTCCTTGATGTTCGTAATTTCACAGGTGGCAAAAATAGCAAAGCTGATCCGACGCAAGAAGCAGTTAGTTATTTTATTATTGAGCAACTGAAAAGCCTTGATGATGAACAAGCGACCTTTGAACTCGCTTCCCCAGCGGAAACCGATAACGCTAAAATTCCGTTACTGATGATTACTTCTGATGTATGTATTTGGCAATATCGTTCCGCCCAATGTGGTTACACAGGCGGGCCAGTTGCGGATGAATTTGATAAACCAACCACCGACCGTAAAAAAGATAAATGCTCACATTGCATTCGTGGCTGTAAGCTGCGTTTTGGCGAAAATGCAGTGTTACCCTTTGGTGGTTTCCCTAGTACCACACAATACGGAAACTAAAATGAAAATTGATGATTGGTTAAAAAAAGATATTTTAGCCCACGCCAAACAATGCGAACCGCAAGAATCTTGCGGTTTTGTTGTTTCTGAATATATGTATGGGCAGTTGATTTATATTCCTTGCGAAAATGTGGCGGATGACCCGATCAATTTCTTTGAAATTTCGCCTGACGAATTTATCCAAGCGGAAGATTTAGGATATATTGTGGCATTAGTTCATTCACACCCCGATTCCGCAGCAGAAAAAGGCTTACCGTATTTATCCACAGCAGACAGAGAATGTCAGCTCCGTACGCAATTAGATTTTTGGTTAGTGGTGGATAACGACATTAAACAGTTCCGTTCTATTGCACCGCTGATTGGTCGCCAATTTGAAAACAATAAACAAGATTGCCGAAATATCATTCTTGATTGTTATATGTTGGCTGGTATTGAATTGCCCGATCAATCCACTTACGAATTTGAATGGTTTGAGCATTCCAATTTATATGAAGAAGGCTTGGCTCGTTGCGGATTTGAACAAATTCCTTTCGATGACGAACCACAGCTTGGTGATGTTATTTTAATTCAAGTGGGAACAGATGTTGGTAATCACGCAGGTGTTTATCTTGGCAATCAGATGATGATTCATCACAGCGAAGGGCGTTTATCAGCACGAGTGCCTTATGACGGCTTTTGGCTTAAATCCACACATTCAATTTGGAGACATTCACAATGGCAAAAATTACCTTTCACGGCGATCTTAAACGATTTGGCGATCAACCGTTCGAGCTTGAAGTGAGTAACTTCCGTGAATTGATGAGTGGGCTACTTACGCAAATCCAAGGCTTGCGAGAACATTTACGCAATGGCTATTACAAAGTACGGATTGGTAAGAATTATCTGAACAATGATCAGCTACAAACTAACCCAATGATTGAGCTTGATGAAAAATCCTCTGTTCATTTTACCCCTATCATTGCTGGTGCAGGTAAAGCTGGGGGAATTATACAAATGGTCGCAGGCGTTGTGCTTATTGCTGCATCTTTCTTTTTTCCACCTGCGTGGGGGGCTACGGCAGCAATGATGGCGGGTGCAATGGGGGTTTCACTCGCAATGTCGGGGGCGATTTCCCTTTTAACTAAAACGCCCGAAATGAGTACAGGCGTTAGCGAAAGTGAGAAAAAGCAAAGCACATCATTTAGTAATATCCGAAATTTAACCCCACAAGGCAGACCAATTCCGTTGCTTTACGGCAAGATGATGACAAGCCTTATATTGATTTCACAAGGGATTGAAACCTTTGATGATGTTGAATCATTAAATAATTAGCAAAGTTTTGAATAAATTTGACCGCTTGTAAGCATTGTTTACAGGCGGTTTTCTGTTTTTAAGAGGTATGTATGGGCGGTAAAAAACAAGGTTCAGCACGCACACCACACGAAGCACCAGATAGCTTGAAATCCGCACAGCGATTGCGTGCGATTGGTCTTATCTCACTTGGTCCAATTAAAGGACCTGTAAACAAATGGAAATCAACCTTTTTCGATAATACGCCAATTCAAAATGAAAATGGCATTGATGATAACGATGAAGCCAGTTTCAACTTTAAAAATACCGAGGTGTCGTTCACATTAGGAACGCAAGACCAAGTTCCATTACAAGGCTTTGAAATGTCAGAGCGTGAAGTATCGGTTAGCGCCGAAGTGAAATATACCACGCCAATTACTCGAACCGTTACTGATCCTGATGTTACTCGCTTACGTATAACTTTGGGTGTAAATGCTCTCTATGAGCAGAATGATCAGGGCGATACTAACGGCACATCGGTTTGGTTCCGTATTTTAATCAACGGTTTGCCACGTGCGACTTATGAAATTAACGGTAAGTCATCATCACGTTTTTATCGTAGCTACATTGTTGATAATTTACCCGAACGCCCTTTCACTATTACCGTAGAACGTACAACCACTGATTCAAAAAGCCAACGCTTACAAAACGCTACAAACTGGGTAAGTTATACCGAAATCATTGATACCAAATTGTCATATCCCAATATGGCATTGGTTGGTATTAAAACCGATTCACGCTACAACCCAAATTTCCCAAATGTGAATTTTTTACTTTATGGGCGTTTAGTTAAAGTGCCAAGCACTTACGATCCTGAAACTCGCACCTACTCGACCGCACTTTGGAAAGGCGACTGGAAACAAGCGTGGACAAATAACCCTGCGTGGGTGTTTTACGATTTAGTGACAGATCCGTTAGCTGGCTTAGGTAAGCGTGTGGGCGATTATGGTTTGGATAAATTCCAACTCTACCAAATTGCCAAATACTGCGATGAGTTAGTTGATGATGGTTACGGTGGCAAAGAACCACGAATGACGGCTAACTTATGGCTGACTGATCAACGTTCTGCCTATGAAGTGCTTTCTGATATGGCATCGGTATTTCGTGCGATTGCCGTATGGAATGGTACACAGTTTACAGCAATTCAAGACCGTACAGCCGATCCAGTTTGTACTTATAGCCAAGCAAACGTAATCGACGGCAAATTTTCTCGCCAGTATGCGGCGATGAAATCTATCTATACCGCTGCGGAAGTGGAATACGCTGATGAACGCAATATGTATCAAAAGGCGGTCGAATATGTCGCTGATGATTTGATGATTGACCGTTACGGCTACAACGTCAAGAAAATGACCGCTTATGCAACAACAAGCCGTGGGCAGGCCCACCGTTGGGGGAAATGGGTTTTAGCTACGTCACTACTAGAACAATGCACCATTACATTTAGCGTTGGTCGCCAAGGTCTGTTGCATTTGCCAGGAGATATTATCGAAGTCGCTGATAACGATTACGCAGGAAAAACGCTAGGCGGCCGTGTTGTGGCAGTCAATGGTAAAGTGGTTACACTTGATCAGCCGATTGAAATTTCAGGTAATAGCTATTTAAGTTATCTCAACGATGAAATGAAAGTCGTAAAAGTGGCAATTTCTAGCGTAGATAGCAAAAATAAAGCCGTAGTTACATTGGCAACTGTTCCAACAGGGCTTGAGTCAATGGACGATTGGGTATTAAAAACTCCAGCCGTTTCTACTCAGCTTTATCGTGCGATTGGCATTACTGAAAATGACGACGGTAGCTATATCATTACCGCTTTACAACACGAACCGCAGAAAGAAGCAATTGTTGATGGTAGTGCTAGTTTTGTTCCAATCGAGACAACGGCTCATACTGGTGGTGCTCAGAAAGTCGCAAATGCGGAAGCAAGCATTAACGAGAATGGTGTGAAATTAACGTGGGAAATGCCATCATCGAATAGCATTGTAAAATATGAAATTCGCCTATACCGCAATGGTGTGCTTTACCAAACCTACCTAGATTTGGAAACCACCAAGCTTACTTTTGATGATTTACCTGACGGCAGCTATATTGCAGAAATTCGTTCAAAAAATGCTAATGGCCAATTATCTGATCCTGTTACTCGTGCGTTTGAAATCAATCTTACGATCAACCGCTTAACTACAAAATCACTTTATTTCTCTATTCAATTAGACTGGGATTTACCAAAAACAGCAACCGTAGGGAACTATACAGAGATTTGGCGTAGTGTGGATAATAATATCAGCAATGCGAAAAAAATTGCGACATTACCATATCCGCAAAATAGCTATATCCTTAATGGCATTGATTTAAACGAAAGTTATTATTTCTTTGTTCGTTGTGGCGATAAAGCAGGGAATAAAGGGCAATTTACAGAAGGCGTATTTGGTGAAGCAGATCATAATCCTGATACATTGCTAAATGTACTTGAAGGCCAAATTACTCGTAGCCAGTTAGGTTCAGGTTTGATTGCCTCATTGCAGCAAGATATTGATACTGCTGTTGCTGGCGAAGCAGGGTTAAGACAATCTGCCGTTGCTAATGCCGTTTCGCAAATTATGGCGGAATCACAAGCTCGTGCGAAAGCTATTCAGGACGAAGTTAAAGCAAGAACCGCAGCATTAACTACCGAAGCAAATAATCGTACCAAGGCTATTCAAGCAGAAAGTGCGAGTTTGACGAAAAAAATTCAAGCCGAAGCAACCGCTCGTGGGACTGCTGTTGCCCAGTTACAAAATGTTGATGCTCAACAAGCACAATTGATTTCTGCTGTAACCGCAAAAGCTGATAATGCTCTTTCAGGTTTGGAAGCAGAAAAAACAGCACGAGCAAACGCTGATAAAGCTGAATCGCAGGCTCGTGAAGCATTGACGGCCAGAGTGGGAACTGCTGAAAGCAACATTGCAACCATTCAACGCACGGTCTCCACTAATGCCCAAAGTATTAGTGAGGTTAATCAGAATTTAAATTCTAAGATTGATAATATCAAAGTCGGAGGGCGTAACTTACTGC